AAAGGAGAAAAGATGGCTGCAAAGAGACGACAGCCGAAGGACACGATTAAAACCTATCGATGCGAATTAAGCGGTATTTCGCCGCTCATGTTCGACAGGTTTGCAGGAACGGATACCAAAATTGCAGAGGAGCACAACCGACACCCAGAGCGGCGGTTTTATGCACACGACGAAGCCGACGGTATCGGCAAGAAGCTGTTTATTCCCAATATTAACATTTTGTCACTTTTGGCGAAGCAGAAAGGCGCCAGTTGCGTAAACCGCTGGGGGCCGCAAGGCAGGATGAAGGCGGGCGCGCGACAGGAGCTCGCAGAGAATATCCTGTCATTCGTCAAGATCGAGCCGACCGAGATTCCGATCCTTTCCGCCGGCAAGCAAGTCGTATGGCACGGCTGGAAAACGCGCGACGATGGTGTAAAGCATGATCCGGAAAGCGGTATCTGGGTGCATCACGGTGCCGGCCGCGTGCAGAAGGGCGGGAGTCTCATTCCCGTCGAGCTGTTCCGCCCGGTCTTGCCGTTGCCGTGGAGCATCGTGTTTAAGGTGCTGATCAGACTGCGCGCAAGCGTAATCACGCCAGACATGATGGAAGGCTTCTTTGAAGCCGGAGCGCCGACGATCGGTCTGGGCGCGTTCCGTCCAGCATTCGGCACGGCCGATTTGGCAGTCTGGGAGTTGGAGAAATAGTCCCCGTTTAGCTCTGCGCAGCTGGCACAGCGCGATGTAGTGCGGCTAAACGAAGCAGGGTATAACACACTTTAGGAGAACAGTATGAACGATCCGTTTAAGAGCCAAGTAGACGGGCAGCACTATTTGCAAGGCAAAATTCAGCCGTGCGAATATGCTCGCGACCATAATTTCGGTTATTGGCAATCGCAAATACTGCGATATCTAACGCGTGTCAAAGCCCCGCGGCGTGACAGAGAAAAGCTCGTACACAGCGCGCAGTGCTGGCTGGCAGAGTGGGATAAATATGGATTCCCGTATAAAACCAAGCAACGGATACAAATAGCGCTGGAAGGCCCGATCCAAGGATGTACTGATGCCGAGTGCATCGATTGGCGCAAAGAAGCGATGTGCCTATTAGGCGACGACTACGACTATCACAATCCAATGGATTTGGATTGTCGGGGTCGCGAAGCGGAAATGGAAGCAGAACTCGTCAGTTTTGACGAGGCCGGCATCGCAGCAAGCGATATCGTTTTGGTAATGGCAACACGGCCAGGCTGGGGCACTGCAATAGCGGTGGAAATGGCATACATGCTGAATAAAACGATCGTGACGGTCTTTTCAGGCGATAAGCCCAGCCCTTGGCTGAAAAACCGGAGCGATATCATGGTGCAAAGCCTCGAAGCGGCGGTAGAAACAATCAGGACGCTGAAAGATAAGAATGTATTTCTTGATATGCAATAATGAAGACGGCCCGTATACCGAAATATTTGCAACCAGCGACAAAGATGTGCTCGAAAAACGGTCGCCGAAATGCTGCGAGACGGCTTTACATTCGTCGAAAATGCGGCTATTATGCATCGATATGACACTTTTCCGTTCAAAACAGCCGTATTGATCAAAGGTGATATTGTCATGCCGCAGCCAAAACAGGTAACATTGACTGTAGAAATTCCGTAACTCTACAACCCCTTGTCAAAGAGAAATACGATGGCGGGCTTATTCATTTACAGGCTCGGGAAGAGTGGCATGTTCTGTAATCTAAACCATTACGTACATGCCTGTGCATTGGCCGAACAGCGGGAATGGCGAATATGGCCCAAGTGGCAGGGCGGGCTTTATTCGGCACCAGGCAAGGATGCCTGGCCGCAGTTCTTTGTGAGGGAAGAACAGGAAGGGCAGATTGTCAAGCGTGGCGATCGGTCGATGGAACTGCTCCGCAAACCAAAAGTGGCAATTGTGGCGCCACGAGGCGCTGTGCTGCCGAAGGAGTACCGTGAAAAATACAAATGCCCGGACGTCCTGATGCCGCCGACCGATCCGTGGCATGCTCATGTCCTGATCAAAGAGCACATTCAGCTGCGGCAGGACATTGTGATGCTCATTGACATGTTCTACAGAGAGCATTTGGAAGGCCATCACGTCATTGGGCTGCATCTCCGCGGCCCGCTGCGTTTCCACGGCGGCGCTATTTACTTTAGCGATCAGCTCGGAGTGGGGCATCCGAGCTATCCGGCTTATTTCGCGCGGGTTGAAAAGCATTTAACAGAGAACAGCGTAATTCTGTTAGCTACAGATGCCGGCGAAGTCATCGATAAAGTGAACAGGCGATATGGCACCCGCGTTGTGTGCGCGAGCGAATTTACGCCAGCGAAAGGCGAACCGCATCTTGCCAAGAAGTTCAATCCGTATATTCTGGGCGTCGATATCATCAAAGACGCGTGGCTATTGGCCAAGTCGGACGTGTTTGTCCATGGCAACTCCAACGTGACGAATTTCGTGCGATGTCTGAATCCAGACATGCCGGCCGAAGACATATACGGGCACTTATACCAGTTGGCTGAAGACTAATGCGACTCTACGTATATTTCACCGACTCCCACAAACGGATGCTGGATGAATATTTCCTGCCATCCTTGATACCCGGGGAATATACGTTGACTATCGGCCAACTGCCACAGCGGGATCCCCGCGGCCGTTTTCGCACAAAGGGTTTCAATGAAACAATGCGAGAGCGGGCGTTGCTGACGGCGCAAGCTGTACGAGTAGCACAGCAAGAGGGCGAAGAATTTTTTGTACAGACGGACTGCGACATACAATTTTTTGGTCGTACAGTAGAAATACTGTTAAACGCAATCGACGGCAATGATTTGGTGGCGGAATCGGCAAAAAGTTGGAGGGGAGACGGCCCGCGGCTTAGTGGTGGCTTTTTTATTTGCCGCGCGTCCGACCTTATGTACGATGTGTGGTCGCAGATTGCAGCCCGCGTTACAGCAACAACAAATGAGCAGCAGTTACTTAATCGCAAGAAAATCCGCAGGCAATTCCGCTGCAATACTCTCGATAATCGCTTTTGGTCGCCACGACGGAAATGGGCGCCAGGTCAGCCGTTGCCTGTGCCCGATGATATCGTGATGCATCATGCCAACTGGACATTGGGAGTCGGCAACAAAATGAAAATGCTGGCAGCTGTGCGTGCCAAAGTACAGAAGCGCAAGGACGACCCTGCCAGAAAGGATTGAACATGAACAACATTTTCGTATTGTGTACTGGTCGCTGTGGCTCGATGACTATGGCACGAGCATGTAGCCACGCGACAAACTATACGGCAAGGCATGAATCTGCCAGCTTACGAAATGATCTGTGGTATCCGGACAATCACATCGAAGTCAACAATCGTTTGACCTGGTTTCTCGGCATCCTCGACGAGAAATATCCAGATGCACGTTATGTGCATCTAATCCGGGATCCGGAGGCTGTTGCAGTGTCGCACGCCAAGCATTGCGTAAACCAACCGGCCAAAATCATCTCTGCCTGGCGAAACAGCATGCGGATGGGCTGGAAGCGGCCTAAATCCCCGGATCGCGATGTTATGCTCGACTGCCGCGAATATGTTGCGGCATCCAACCGGCTGATCAAAATCTTTTTGCGGTCGCCAAAATTGGACGGCAGCGCAAGACAATACATGACGGTCGATATCGACCATCCGGAGCATTTTGCGCAATTTTGGAAATGGGCCGGCTGCCAAGGCAATTTTGCTGAGGCTATGAGGACGTTCAAAACGAAGCACAATACCAGGAGGAGCCCTGGCAAGAAGTAATTATTTGGTAAGGAAGCCATACCATGAAAGACGTTGGCGTTTGTATCCCTTTCTTCGCCGCCGGGCCATCGCCGCGGCGAAACGAGAATCTGCGAAAAACACTTGACGAGCTGGGCAGCTGCGATGCAAAACAAGTGTTGATCGTCGATTGTGATATGGGGCACGTCTGTACGGCCGATCTTGGCAGCATTTCGCATATTGTGCCCGGCGACGTCTTGTGGCAGAAAGAGCGGCTGATGCAAATCGGTTGCGAAATGCTCATCAAGCGCGGCTACAAAAAGATCGTTTGCATGGACGGCGATTGTCTGATTCGCCGCAAAGGGTGGTTACAGCGGGCATCCATGCTGTTGAAAGTCAATAAGGCAATCCAATGCTTTGGTCGTCTGCGATCCATCGGCGACGAGCGAACGTTAGTCGGCACAGGCGCCGTGGCTGCATGGAAACGCGACGGCAAACTCAAACGCGTTACCAGCGGCGGTGTCTGGGGTTACCATGCCGACATCATCAAGAAGCCCGGACTATATCAACGGTGTATTGTGGGTAGCGGAGATGCTGTGCATTATGCAGGCATGTTTGATCCCCAATCAATGGTCGAAACATACCGTGATTGGGGCTATTCGTTGGAGATGCAGCAGAATCTGATGCTATGGGCCAAAAGGTGGCAGAAAGCGGTTGCCAAACGAATAGATTATGTACAATGTACGGCAATTTTTCAGTCGCACGGACGCCGTGACGGCCGCGGATGCGGTACGCGGCATTTGCTTCTACGGGATTATAATCCTAGCAAAGACGTCAAAGTCGTGGCCGGCGAGGGTCTGCGATGGAGCCGCAAAAAGCCTTCATTGCACAGGCGGGTTGCCGAATATATTCGGCACAGAGCCAGTTGACTCCGGCGCGTTGACTGCAACAGTCGCGCCTGCTATACTTCGGACTGCTAGGAGAGTCCGATGAATAGCATATCTAGCATCAAATTCGCTGTTTGTACGGCAGAATTCTCAGATGCGCCGTCAAGCTTTCTGCGGGGTCCGGACGCCGTTCGTTCAACTCTAGATTGCCGGGCATATCAACATTACGCAAACAGGAAAAGAGAAGACGATGCGACAGACTAGTAAATCATTGTTGCCCTATACCACTGCCAGGAATCAGATGACTGACAAACGGGACATAGCCCTGGGGATATGTTTGCCTGTAAGTGTTGGGGCTGCCGTATGGGAAGATACGCAAAATAAAGGTGGAGAATAGTAATGACGGACGGCGAACTAATCAAACTCATACGGCAAATTAGCCACTGGATTGATCATACCGTCGAGCTGATGGATCGCCTATCGGAGCATTCCAACGGCAATGCTCTGCGGGAGGCGTTGCAGGAAAACGGGCTCGAATATAGTGTGGACTGCCTGGGAGTGGCCCACGATCATCTACAGGTTCCCGGACGGTGGGAATACGATCAGCATCGACGTACTCTAACGTGGAGGCGCCAATCTACAGCTGCTGAACAATGATGCGCTGGGCAGTATTTGTCTGCCGACAGACAATTCACAGAACTGGGAGCATAAATAATGCCAAATACGCGGACGATAGAGGTCATCCAGCAGGCAATAGCTAACAGAATGCTGCATAAAATCACGCTTATCAGCGCAGACGTGCCGGAGATATCTAGCGAAATTGCGGCAGCGCTGGAAAGAGCAGGCCTGCTTGCAGCGGCAGACGAGACTGTGGCTGTTCCGCAGGCACCGTCGCAGCAACCGCCGGCGGCACAACAATCGCTGAGTTTGCTGGGCCAGCAAAAGGAGCTGCCGGAGTTCAAAAACATTGACGAGATTGTGTCGTTTATCGATATGCTGGTCGATGATGCCACGGGGGCAGCGGCAGCGAAACCGGCCGGCGCTGCGTTCCTGGAGGATGTGGCCGAATCTGCACAGTCGGTCGGTCAGACGGTAATCAAGCTGAATCGGTGGACGCCAAAACAGGAACAAGCAATCCTCAATTGGCGCAATGCCGTCGACAAATGGCTGCAATAACGTAGCCGTTCCATTCACAGTTTTTATAGAAAAGGAGTAACAATTATGCCATTAGCAAAAACTATTGTAGTGTGTGGCGCTGGCGGTTTTATCGGTGGGCATCTAGTGAAATGGTTGCAGCAGCAATACGGACCATTGACTAAAATACGGGCTGTCGACAAAAAACCACTCTGCCAGTGGTATCAACGGACGAACGGCGTCGAAGCGATTTGCATGGATCTGGCAAACCGCGCGGCGTGTGAATATGCCTGCCGCAATGCAACTGAAGTCTATCAGCTTGCTTGCGATATGGGCGGGATGGGCTTTATCGAGCGATTCCGCTGTGCGTGCATGCAAAGTGTGCTGATCAATACCCACATGCTGGAAGCCGCGTACAAGGCCGGCGTACAGCGGTATTTCTATTCGTCGTCGGCCTGCGCTTACAATATCGATCTGCAACAAGATCCTAACTGCAGAGCGTTAAAGGAATCCGACGCCTATCCTGCCAATGCCGAACGAGGCTACGGCTGGGAAAAGCTATTTTCCGAGATCATGTGCCAAGAATACTGGAAAGAGCGCGGGCTGGAAACACACATCGCCCGTTTCCACAACGTGTACGGACCACGCGGTACTTGGGATGGCGGCAGAGAAAAAGCGCCGGCGGCGATTTGCCGTAAGGTGATTCATGCCAAAGCGACCGGTGACCATACCGTTAAAGTTTGGGGCGACGGTACGCAGAATCGCAGCTATATGTACATCGATGACTGCATCAACGGCATCAACAAAATTATGCATTGCAAGGCTTTGATCGCTACGCCGATCAATCTTGGCTCTTCGGAGCTGATATCGGTCAACTCCCTGGTCGATTTGGCCTGTGAAATCGGCGAAGTCGAGCTTACCAAGGAATACGAACCTGATGCACCTCGCGGTGTTGCCGGACGCAACAGCGACAATACGATGATCCGGCAGATATTGGGCTGGGAGCCAAGTACACCGTTCAGCGAAGGACTCCGCAAAACCTATGCATGGATTGAAAGAGAGTACCGTGCCGGAAGGAGCGGAGCGTAGACCTATGGCTGCGACGATGAGAATTGAGTCGCCGTCTGAATCTATTGCAGCCCTACGCTTGCGAAGAATATCACCGTCTGCAGCCCGGAAACGGGGCTCCGGCAATGTTGCGTGGCGTCCTGGCTTGCCGGTCGTCCGCGGTGGCTTTGGAGATCTCCGAGAGGTCATCTCTATTTCGGCGGATGGTCCGAAAGAGGCAATATACATTATAACGGCGATTACCAAATGAAGTGTCACTGTTTGATTGAAAAAATATTGGGAGCGCTAATAACACTAGAGGCTATAAGTAATGTGGCTTACGCACGTCACCTAGCCTGGCTAGACGAGCGGCGGATCCGCAAATACAGACAGGAAGCGCTGGATGATATGCAACGACGGCTGAGAAGGTTCAATGTCGAACTTACTGAATCGCAGAAATGTGCGATTTTAGGTATTTCGTCGGTCCCGGTTGCTACAACCAAACGGACGTGTCGTCGCATTGTAATTGATCCGAAAAAATAGGAGAAAAGAAACAGTGGGTATGGACGTATACGGCAAAAAACCCATGTCTGAAAAAGGCGAGTACTTTCGAAATAACGTTTGGTGGTGGCACCCTTTGGCAGATTACTGTGTTCACGTTGCTAGCGATATCTGTGAAGCTTGCCAGTATTGGCATAGCAACGATGGCTGCGGTTTAGACGCCGAAGATGCCATGCAATTGGCCGAAATCCTGCAGGGAGAGCTCGATAGCGGCAACTGTGATGCGTATGCAAAGCATATAAGCGCGCGATGGATATGTTGCCCGAGGAACCATGTCCGATTTGTGGCGGTACCGGAAAACGGCTGCCACCTCCGCAAACGGGCCCCGGGGATCAGGAGTGCAACGGATGCGATGGCACCGGCAAGCGAAAATCGTTAGCTGCCCATTATCCGTTCTCTACGGAAAATGTCCGGGAATTCGTCGAGTTTCTACGCGATTGCGGGGGCTTCGAAATACGTTGAAGCGCTAGAATTGGGCATCTATATCGTAATATACGTCGCTTTATCTTGGAAATCAAGATATGACTCACAATATATTACGGCTTATAACTGAGACCCAACGATCGTGGGGCCTCGAAATACGTTGAAGCGCTAGGATTGGGTATCATTATGGTAACTACCAAAAACAAGGAGGCAAAAGCCAATGGAAAAGGTAGAGACTGTTACGGAGTGTAAAACACGGTGGACGCGTGAACTGAAAAGGTGGCTAGTGGGCAAAAAGATCGTCGATTGTCGTTATCTGGATCCTGCAGAAGTGGAAACTTTGGGATTCGCCCAGAGTTGTCCTGTCCTCGTTCTTGAAGACGGAACGCTGCTATTTCCGGTGAGAGACGACGAAGGAAACGACGCCGGCGCTTTGTTTGGACAGAGCCCCGACGGCGACGAGCTGGGTTTCCCCACAATACGTTAACAACAACAAAATTAAGGCGCAATTTAATGGCGTATATCGAAAATCCAAAGACTAGAGGAAGCGGAATCGTATGCTGCATTCCCCAAACGGGTGAATGTCCAAACCGATGCAAAGATTGTTTCTTCCAATCGGGCCGAAGCTACCTCGAACCGCTTTCCGAAAACTTGCCAAACATGCCACCCGTAGATACGAATTGCGTAGTGCGGGTAAATGATGGCAACGATTCCAACGTTAACCGTGAGAAAGTCAGCGCTGATACGGCCCAGTATCCTCACAGGTTTTTCAACACAGCAATTCCAAAACACTTGGAAGAATTTCCGGCGCCTGTCGTATTGACGGTAAATCCGGGAGACCAAACCGACGCGTCGCCTGTGTTGCTTAAGGAAATTCCGCCGAATCTGATGTATGTGCGGTTCCGCGCGAATATGCGGAACTGCAGACAATGCGATGCAGTAGTTGCCCATTATTGCAAGCAGCAGGTGCCTGTTGTTTTGACGTTCATGGCATACCACGAACTCGAAAGCATTCCGCACCACTATCGCGACGGCTATAGTTTCCGAAAACGAACACTGAATCCATACTGGGCGATTACGCATGCAGCCTGGAAAAGCGTCATGGCAGCCTATGAAAAAGAACCGCTAGTGCATTCGTGTGGAACCGAAAACGTTCCTGGCGGATCCGCGTGTAAAAACTGCGGAAACTGCTTGCGAGAATACTTTGCTACGACGGCAAGGTTCGCCAACGCGTCCGCGATAGGGGTTCAGATGTCCTCAAATGAAGCCAACGTGCTTACCGACGAACAGAAAGACAGCATCTACGATACAGCTTACAGTTGTATATATGAAGACTGTCTCCAAAATTGGGACTACCTTAAAGGCATTATCAAAAGCTACCTGGACACAATGACCACACAAGAACAGGCCGAAGCAATATCTTCCGATCCGGCTATTGTAATTGAATTGCTGGGCTTCGATCCTGCTACGGGTAAAACGGTAGATCCAGAAGCCAGCTTTACGGAATTCCAGAAAGGATAGGCCTGTGGGAGCCGATTTTATTCTCTACGCTTTACCCGCGTGCCGTTTCGACGACGCGCGGATAACCGAAATGAAGCAATTGATTAAAGAGCTGGATGAAAGAGAGTTACCCGAAGACAACATCAATGATCCACCGCAGCCGCGAGAATTACTCGAGACCTCGTTCGACGACTATCTCGACAGCGTCAACGGCCGAGAAGCGATGGTTATGGGCTTTACGGATTGGCCCTACGATATGGTATTCAGCGGTGGCATGTCCTGGGGTGATACGCCCACTGACATTGCAAACAGCATGGATGTGCTAATAGAGTGCAATAAAGTGTGGTACAAGCTGGAAGAATGGGCGAGAGCCGACAAGGCCGGCCCCGGCCCATATAGGCCGCCAGCCACTCCAGCGATGCTTGAACTGGCGCGTACGCGGTATGTGACAGACAGCGACGATAACATTGCAATTGACGATGACGCTCTTACTAGTGTCACTGATACTGGTATTTGGGTCCAGGCATGGGTATGGCTGGACGGCGAATCACTGGGAAAGGACAGCAATGATGCCAACTGAAATTAAATGTACTGCGCCTAAAGCAGTTCCAATTTCGCTGTTGGAACCTGGCAAGCTCTACTGGGTTACACACGAGGATACCTATTATGACATGCCGCGCTGTGAGCCGAAGGTAGAGTGCGTAGTTGCTGTACGGTGCGGCGATTCCATTGCGCTCGTTCCGCTTGAAGGCGCCGCACCGCGTCTACTTTATTATCGCACGACGCAGACACACGAGGGCGCAACAATGGAAATGTTCCACAAAGCGCGGGGGCTTCATGTGTTTGCAGAGCCAGCGCACGATCATTGCTATCGTACACGCGAGGCCGCTTTTCTTGCAGCAATTGCGGAGATGCTGCAACATGTGCAGGAGCACGCAAACCGCGCTGAGGCTATTTTAGTGCTGGCTGATAAGTATGGCGTCCTGGATAAGACCGACAAAGCGGAAGAACAGAAACAGCAGGAGCCCGCTTGCTGAAGCGCATGCCGAGACAGCTGTGCATCTCGCAGGAATAGGGGATGCACAGCTGTCGAAGGCAGAACACGGTGAATTGTGTGGCCCGCTAAACCAGGAACAATCAGGGAGCTAGTATGACCGAAAACGTCGCTTGCGTGCCTACGGAGTTATTCAAATCATACGGCTATTTTGAAGGATTCAGTCCGGACGTTGTGCACTATAGCAAACTGCTATCTGCAGAAGTAATTACGTTTCAACCGCGAGACGCCGTTGAAAACGATCCTGATTGGAAGCAATTGATACCGTATGTTATTCTAGGCAAACATTTACCAGCGGACGCGGCACAGACTGCGCCGCTCTTTTTCTCGTATTCTCGTAGTCGAGCGCAGAGCGAGGCCAGGCTGCATAACAAATACAGCATTGGCATCGGCGGGCATGTAAACCAGAACGACGATGCCAAAGATCCATTTACGGCCGGCATGTGGCGAGAACTTGGAGAAGAAATCACGCTTTTGCCCATGCGCAGACTGGACGAAGACGAGTCAGCGCCGGTCTGTACGGCCCGTATAGATTGCATGGGATTCATCAACGACGATTCCAATGCTGTTGGCAAAGTGCATTTAGGCGTCGTCTTTCTAGGGCATGCTTCCAGGTTTGTTGTATTAAAGAAAGAGAACAGCATGCACGATGCGCATTGGTATACGGCTTCGGAGCTGAAACAACGCGAAGCGCAATTTGAAACTTGGTCCAGAATCTGCATCAACGAATTTCTGCTTAAAGAGAAGCTCGTATTGGTATGAGAGAGGTGGAGTTTGGATTGTTCCTGATTAGAGCTTTCTATGATTTCGCACAAACTCAAACTGATATTCGTCCATATTCCCAAGTGCGCCGGTGGCAGCTTGACGCAGGCCATACGGCGCATAGATAGTGACGCACATGAAGTTGGAACGAAGGATTTTTGTAGACAACATTTGAGCATACAGGAATTATCGGACAACGGGTTTGTGCAACCAGAATGGCTACAACAATACTTGATAGTAGCGCCGATTAGGAACTCATGGTCGCGAGCAGTATCTAGTTATCATTCACACGCAAAGCACAGGGCATCGGCAGAGGCGTTCAAGCAAGACTTGATGACGAAAGGGGAGGAATGGCCACGAAACGGAGGGGAATCCGCACGAAAGATTAGCTCATCGGCGTCAGCAGATAGACTTCCTTACCGTAGATGGAGCATTTCAAGCTGACTTCATTATCAGGTTTGAGCATTTGCTAGAAGACTGGAATAACCTGTGTAGGCTGTTGAAGATTCCTACGTCGAAATTACCCCACATACACAAAGATGCTGCTAGGCACGGGCTTCCGTATACAGCATATTATGACGCAGAATCTAGGCAAATAGTTGCTGAGAAATTTAAGGATGACATCATGACAT